CCTGTCAACACCTGTAACTATTTTATAATATTCATTCACCTCATCCTCCGTAAAGGTAAAGGGCATGTTTTGGTTTCCCCTTAATCGTTTCACGATCATATACACATCTCGTTCAGTAAGTGAATCCTTCATGAATTTTAACGTGAATGAAAGTCTCGTTTTTCGTGCCTCAACGTCCAACTCTTGTCCGGCCAGAGTATATTGTATTATATTTCTCTGATTCTTGGTTAACGCTGAAACACTGGATGTCATACGTATACACTATATTTTATTCATCGAATGTGAGGGTACTTTTTCGCCATAAGGCTCGTAATCATCTCCGGTGTCAACTCATAATTGATCGCAAGTAGTTTGGCACAATCCTTGATTAATGGCTCCGCGTTAGTCAACAGAATCTTCGTCCTCGAATACGCAACCGAAATGATATGATCAATCTCCGCGTTGATCTTATCTTGATCACTAATGATGACCTTATCGCCCATTCCCAAATTTACGATCATCTGTTCCGCGATCTTCTTCACTTGCTGCAAATCATGCGATGCCCCTGAAGAAATGTCCTTGAACATGACTTCTTCCGCGATTCTACCCCCCAAAAGAACCATCATTTCACCAATCAACTGTTCTTTGGTTTGAATGGTCGTCGATGCCGGTTCAAAGAGAGTAAATCCTAACGTTTTCGGGGAATACAGGTTGATCGTGATTTTGATCAGCTTCCGATGTTTTGTGAAGATTCCCATGAGAGCATGTCCAATCTCATGAACTGCCACTTGATAGATCATTTCCTCCGACAATTGGTTCTTGACCGATTGGAAGCCGACAAGGATTCGATTCGCGATCAGATTCAGGTCATCTTTCGTAATTTGTTCTCGATTCTGTCGAAGTACATAAAGAGTCGCTTCATTCAAAAAGTTTTCAATCTCCGCTCCCGAAAATCCATTCGTCAATTCGGTCAGATAGTCCATCGTGATCGTAGCATCCAGAGGTTTATTGTGACGATGGATTTGAAGGATTTGTTGTCTTGTCTCCTTATCGGGGGTTCCGATGTAAATCTTTTTATCGATGCGTCCAGGGCGTAGAAGTGCTGAATCTAACAAATCGATACGATTGGTCGCTCCCATGATGAAGATCCCATTCGCGGATTTAAACCCGTCCAACTGAACTAACAACTCATTCAGCGTGGAATCGTGTTCCGTATTGGATGCAGAATCGGACATTCGCTTTCGACCGAGGGCGTCCAGTTCATCAATAAAGATGATACAGGGTACGTTATCTTGGGCAAGTTTAAAGAGTTCACGAACACGAGAGGATCCAACCCCAACATATTTTTCTTGAAATTGGGCTCCTGATACAGGAATGAACCCAAGTTGGATTTCTCCACTAAAACACTTTGCCATGAGTGTTTTGCCGTTTCCGGGAGGACCTTCCAGAATGATACCTTTGGGAGTACGAACATTATATTTGGCATATTTGGTATAGTTGACCAGCATGTCTGCACACTGCATGAGTTCTTCTTTGATGAGCGCGTACCCTCCAATATTCTTAAACGTATAGTCGGAGTTTTTAAGGATTTCAAAGTTTTCACTTTTCGTATCTTCATTTTGATTGGGCTGATTTGGACCTTGATTGATGATGATATTGATTTTGTGAGGCCTCGGTTTAAACTCATAATCGTATTCATTATTGAATCCATCTTCATCATACGGGTCTTCCTCGTAGGGATCTTGGTCTATATTCTCTAAATAATGTTGGATGTAGGATTCATTATGAAGAGTCAATCCTGTCATGTTTTTCAAGAGATTGTTCTTTTTAATCAACAATTGTTTTATTTTTTGTTTTTCTTTATTTAATTCATTATCGATATCAATGAGTCGATCGTTCTTGATGTGAATCATTCGAGGAGGCAATCGATGTTGTAAATGAAAGCTACTTACCGTCAATAGGTGACACAACAGTAAATACATAACTATCTATACTCACCTATCATTTAATATGTATTCGAAATAGGTAAAATTGATATACATTAAGTATACATCGTTGTTCGACATGGCTTTCTCAGAGACGACCTTCAACGTGTATTGCGCCTTCGTTGGCATGATCCTCGTATTAAATGCAATCATCTTTGTCGTCAACATCATCAGTATGGTCATGATGTTGATTCACTACACTCCTCTATATATCCTCGTTGCACTAGGATTGCTCTGTGGATATATCAGTATACCGATAAAGGATCGTATGTATACGATTGGCGTATTCTCTTAGAGGTACTTATCTTCCAGTTTAAATTGAGTATACTTTTTTGCTCTCTCAAAATTATCTCGGACAAAGGACAACCTCTCTTCATACATTCGCTTGGAAAGAGTATGGACAATTTCAAAACATTCTCCTACCGTAGTAAAGGAGAGTATACCTCGAGCATTAAAAAAGTCTCCGATACTGGGACATCCGTAATAAATCGGAATCGTACCCGATAAAAAACAATCAATTAACTTTTCTGTAAAATAGTAATCCTCTTTACAATTTTCGATGACAATACTGAATCGATACTCCTTCAGAGCTCGATATTTTTGGTTGGAGATATGACACGGCGTATGATCTGCATCGAAGGGTCGCGTTGTCGTATTCGGTAACTTTATGTATGTTCCTCCATAAATATCTACCGACGCGCTCACCCAATCTGCAACAGCATGTCGTAATTGATGTCCACTCGTGATGCGTTTATGGGAGAGAATCATCGAACACAACCGGCTCTTCGGCCATACGTTTCGATAGGATTCATGGAGCCATGTCGTTCCTAATACGTTGAAGCGAAAGTTTTCTCCGCGGTCCAATAATGTTTTATCAAAGGTGAGTACGACATCAAATAAATGATTGTGTGTACTGATGTAGTCGTAATAGAGTCGATGCAATTCCTGACTTTCTAAAAGAAGCGCAATCTTCTTCCGACAAGGATGGGTGTTCATGAGCGAAGTATCTGTATAAATGACGGTATCCTCGGGTTCAATCTTCAGCGTATTCACTGGAGTCAAATTTCGTTCAATCGGAAGAGTACTTACAAAATAAAAGGGTTCATGGGAACACATCGTGTCTACGATTTTCACCATACCTAATAACGGAATGTTTTAAATCTTCATTTTTACCGTATATCCATTAAAAAAGGTTGCACTCGCATTCGTATAGGCTCCAAAATCATCAATCCAGACTTCATCTCCGACCTCCAATTCGGGCAACCATACGTCCTCTTCAATCAGATCGAAGGAATCACACGTCGGTCCGTACACTCGCGATTTAAACAGTTTTCCGTTTTTGTGAGTCCGAAGGGTCGGAACAGCATGATCAAAAATCTTACAATTTAGATTTCCATAGAGACCATCATTCAAGTAATAGATTCGGACGTCTTCTATTTTTTTACAGATGACATGTAAATGCAGTGTACAGCTTTGTTCTACTAAAAAGCGACCGACTTCACTGATGAAGGTTTTCCCTTTCAAAAGAGACATTCCCTTTTTGACTTCTTCGGCGGACGACATAAAGTTTTCATGGGTAAACCCGCCCCCAATATTAATCATGTCGATGGGTATACTGAGAGATTCGGCTTCCAACGTAGCAGTATAACAATCGCATAAAGCCTCATAGTAAAGAGAGGGCTGTATACATCCGCTTCCCACATGAAAACTAAATCCAACGACGGTTAGGTTCAGTTCTTGGGACAAGAGAAGAAGGGATCTGATGTCTTTCATTTTACATCCAAATTTACTGGAGAGTTTACATTTGGAGGATGCATCGTTGACAGCAATACGTATCAACAGTTTACATTCGGGATAGAGTTCTTTCATTTTGTACAATTCACAGGGACAGTCGACCACAGTGTACGGAATTCCCTTTTCTTTGGAATACTCGATATGGGAAGGGAATTTACAGGGATGAGCGTAAAGAATCCGATTCGCGGTGGTATGTTCGAGGGCGTCCGCAATCTCCTGTTTGGATGCACAGTCAAACGAAATACCGAGTTCGTGAATGTGTTGTAGAATGCGAGGATGGGGATTGCATTTCATCGCATAGTAGAGCTGTACTTCCGGTAGATGATGGGTCCAAAGGAAAGCTGCATCGGTTATTTTGTCCAAATGAAGGGTTGAATAAGGTTCCATGGAGGTACTTCTCGATACGCTTTATATTGTTACCTTTTGGATTCAGGTATGTTTAAGATCTCCGAGGTCCATGGGAGCGGGCCGACTGGAAACTTACGCCAAAAGAAACTTTCACGTTTCATCGCCCGAGAAATGTCTTCGGTAGAGATGGAAGTATACGTCATGGGGTTTCGTCGTAAGTTATCTCGTACGGCAATCTTGCATCGAACGCGAGGATCATTCGGCTTGCACTGTTTGATTTGATCATTCAATACGTAGACTTGTTTCTGTACATCTTCCCAATTATCATAGGTCATTTCAAAATCTTTGACGAAGTCTTGTCCAGGCGACAAATGAAGAAGTGTCAAAAAGAATTCATCCCCGACGTGCATCGAATTGAAGAATCCGAAGTCTTTTTTGAGTAGCTTCTCACCGTGGTACCGCGAGAGGCACATACGGGCATAATGTTTGATGAAGGGCTCCAACTTCTGGTAGCCGACTTGGGTCGCGATTCTCTCCTGTTTATCGTAGTGAGAAGGTTTCATGAACTTGACGTACGAGGTTCGAAGATCATCCGTCATCATTTTAGTATACAGGGCATCAAAGGATTTAAGCGGTATACAGGATTCGCTGATGAACACAAACTTGACGTTATCTTTGTCTTTCATCGCTTCTTCGAGTAAGTTATGGTAAGCTTCGGTAATGAATCCCCAACCGGTATTTTCGACCCGTTTAGGAATGATTCGATCTTGTAACCATTCCGTTTTGACAAGTTCAGGATATTTTGGATTGAGGTAGACAGTATACTTAGTTTGGTTTTGAAAGTAGTCGGTCCAGACCTTTGGCTGGTTGATATCTCCCATCGTTAAAAAAAGAAAGGCGATCTTGTTGGGTGCATACTGATAACAGCCGTTCATGTCATAGAATTGGGGAGGATTGGGTAAGGTCGTGCGACCCATCGGGATCGTTTGTTTGTTTCCCTTTCGAACCCCGACACGTGTACAGGTTTCATCGAATACGTAGATGGTCTCCCATAAATACGTCGGCAGGTCGGACAGGACCTCCAGTACGGTATCGTACAAGAACTTGTAAATGGAAAAATACGTATGGATCGACTGATTGAGCATTTGGGAAGGAATCTCCGAATTGGGGACCATGCTGATGAGCATGAGATCTGTCTGGGGCGGAACCTCGATTGCCTTCGACTGTGTACCGAAGATCTTGATCCAAAGGGTCTTCTGAGTCTTGTAGACCGCGGTGGTCAATTCCGGTGTCGTTTTCCGTATGAAAAAGGATGCCTTACTCTCTTCTAAATCGGTCGAAAGAAGTTTTCCGTACGTCACCGGATGTTTCTGAACGGATCGAGAGAGCCATTTGACATAGGTCGGTTTGTACTCTTGATACAGGTAAGCAGGGTTGACGTGTTTGAGTAAACTTAAAAAGTAGATCTCGTCCCATGCACCGCGAATCCGCAACGGATTTTCTTTCAGGTAAGCATCGTAGGTCATCGCGTTGTCCAAGATAATTTGAACATCCGTACGATTCAAGATCCACCACTGACTCGCTTTCCATTCGAGTTCGTTGTTTTCCAGTAGATGGAACATCGACCGATTCTGGTACTTTAAAAACTGCTCCAGTTTGGCGGGAGATACGAGCGGCAACGAATCATGCGCCAACAGGATGTACCATGTATGATTCTTTTCATAGGCCGTCCTTAACAGGTGAAGGGTTGCATCCACAATACTTTTTTGACCCCATTCGGTCGGTAAACTCGAAACGGTGTATTTTCTCGAAAGGATTTGTTGGGGCGTTTTGGCGTTGACGTAGACCGAATAGGGTTTAACAAATTGGCGCGTTTTATTATGAATGATATCATCGTACGTTAAAAATAAAAAGGCTAGATTCATTCGTGATGTACGGCGAGATTCACAAATGTTTGTCTTTTTATTACATTTGGTCTTATTGGGGCACCGTTTAGGACATTCCATAGAATAGTATAATATAAGTATACTCTATGGACGCGTCTAAAACAGATGAAATCACTAACGATTTTTATTTAGATTTTAATAAAGTCGATTTATTAAATGACCAAATACATAATCCGAAAAAAGTTAGTCAGGAAATAGTTATTCCAAAGCTTCATGTAGCATGTATAACTAATAATCGAGATGAGGTCAAACAATTATTACTCGTCCCATCAACAAATCAAAATGAGAAAGTAGAGGGCCTTACACCTCTTCATATAGCGTGCATTTTAAATAATTCAAGGTTAGTCGATATTTTACTAGGTGTAGGCGGCTATAAAAAAACACAGATAGATAGTGTAAATACTCCTACAAAGAATGGAGCAACACCTCTTCATTTAGCATGTTTAGTGGGTAATGAGATAATAGTAGAATCGTTATTATTATCAGGTGCAGATACAACCCAGATATACAAAAACAATACTCCTCTTGAGTTAGCTAAGAAAAAGGGGTTTACACGTATTGTTGAACTAATCAATTCCCCACCTTTACCGATTTCAACACCTTTACCTCTTCAAAGATCCATATTATTAGGGGGTGGTAATCGCAAAAAAAGTAGAAACCCAAATAAACACCGACGTGTCCTTAAATCTAGGCGCAAACCTCGTAAATCAAAAGTGAAATACCTGAAGGTTTAACGTCTCGACTTGCGCTTACGAGAAAGTGTCCGACCCTTACGTTTGCGGGACATACGTTTATTGGCGCGCCCAAATTCGAGGCCTACCGGTCTCCCTAACACAACGTTTCTTCGGTCGTCCATTACTTGACGGGCGGTTGCCGTTGCGTTGGCTACCGTGGCGGCTCTCCGCTGCATTCGTTCTCTTCGTTGAGGGGATGTTTCCAAGAGCTGGTGAAATACATACTCGTGGACCTCGGCATTCGTCATTTCATTCATCGTGTAGATATCATCCTCGGTTAACCGAGCCAACTGAGCGGAGGTAACCTGACCAGAGTTCACCTTATTATTCAGAAGTGTTTTCAGGTGTTTGGACGCAAGTCGGGGGTAAGCAGCCATAGTATACTCCTATATTTAAAATTGAACGCAATATTCTTTTCTTTGAATAACAAATGGATAACTTTCGACTACACGAAATGCAACGATTTGTGGTTAATCAGGGTAGTAAAGAAGATTCGTCATGGTACGCTAGACGTATTCAAGAACTGGATGCTAGTTTTAAAGCACCGACGGAATGCATACCCGAAATCATCCCTTTTCTAAGGATATTCTATTCATTTTCAGATAGTCATGATAAGGAATATCTTGACGATCGTATTTTGTATTATGAAAGTATGATTCAGTACGAAACCATCCCTCGTGTCCCCAAAAATGTTCTCCGACGACGAAAAATTGAAAATAAACCCGTTGATTAACTCTAGTATACCATGCCTGAATTTACCGCCCTCATTTGTCTTGAGCACAACCCTCATGTATGCTTTGTCATTCGGAGAGGTCAATACGTCGAGGTAAAGCAAACGACTTCGTTCACCCAAGCAAAATTAAGTCAAATGCTGACGTTTTATTTGCCTCAACGAAAATACACCTACATGTACCATAACGGCCGCGAATTCCATTCTCTCGACGACATTTCAGACTATGTCAATAATTAAGGCCGAGTTTAATTGACGTAATACATCTTTTTAATGTTCACACGTACAACGTATCTTTTAAAAATTGAAATGTTATTTCTATTATGATAATACTACAGAACCATGCCTGCCTTTACCGCCCTCATTCGCCTCGAGCACAAGCCGCATTTTGGCTTCGTCATTCGAAGGGGTCAGTACGTCGAGATGATGCCAACATCCTCATTTACTCAAGAACAATTGAATGAAATGACGACGTATTATGTACCTCTACAAAAATACGGCTACATGTACCCGAACGGCCACGAATTTCATTCCCTTGACGAGATCTCAGAATACGTCAACAATTAGGCTCGGCGAGTTCCTCGTTTCCCAAATGCGTCTAATTCCTTACGCAACCGATCCACTTCCGCTTGAGTGTCTTCAAGCTTTTTTTCAGCTGCCTTCAGTTTTGCCTCGAGATCAAGTTTACGTGTTTGATTTCGCTTCGTGTTGTCTCCCGCCAATAATGCACGTAATTTTTCTTCATTCACCGTTCCTTTTCCTTCGGCTTCATAATCGCTGTAGAGAACAAGTGCTTTACCTTCATTCGCCAACACCATTTTGTTCCAATTGTACTTGTCCCAGTTCCCTTCCTCCTTACGTACTGGATACTTCTTTCCGTTAATCATAACTTCAGTCGGTTCATCGGACTTGCTAAAATGGGTCTTTAGCTCCTTGATGAGGGCTTTACAAGGACGATTTGGATGCCATCCGTACCCACTCCCCCAGTGATCAGGACTGAAGAATCCATCTCCAATCAGGAAGATTTCAGGAAGCGTTGCATCCCCATGATCAAAACTCGGATACACCGGTTTTTCTTTTAAGGCATCCCAGTAGTAAAGTTCACGGCCACGCATGCCTTCATCCATAAACACGATACGGTCACCATGTTGGTACCCTTTATAAATTCCCATTTTACACCTTTTCTCATTTCAAACGCCGATTAATATCAATGTGTTCTTAAATAATTCTTTGTGTTTTTGTAAATATTTATAATCAAATTTTTTGTTACATTTATTACAATGTAACAAATATATAAATCTTGAACATTGTGATATATGAGCCATTTTTTGTTTTTTATAAATTTCAGAATTTAATATTTTTGCTCCACAAAAAAAACAAATCATATATAATTCTTGTAATTTATATAGTTTTCATTATATAAAAATGGGCGTTTGAAATGATAAAAGGTGTAGTAATCAGTTTGAGGACATCAGTTTGAGGACATCTTTTTGAGCAGGGTTTAGCGGATCCTTCATCTGGTTAAACTTGGAATCGTTATACTCCTTATACTTTTTATAAAGGGCAGGTTCGTTTGATTCCAAAAAGGCAAGATCTTTTGCATAAATCGATGGCATACTATATACCAAAAATTAACGTTTGCGTCGTGTAGAGACATGATGTTTTGAAAAAGGTAGGTCCTTTAATGTTTTAAAATGTTTCGAATCATTCCGAAGTTCTTTTTGATGGTACTCTAACAAATTCACACAAGGTATCTTTTCAACCGAAAACTTGGTTATTTTATTCATAATTTGAAGACGTAATGATTTTTTATTCCTCGCATTTTTATCATTTAAATAAATATAGTTTACATTTTCAACATAATTAAATAAAAGAAAGGTGGTTAATTTTTGATCCTCTTGAAAATCAACCTTGTAATTCCCCTTTTCCCAATTATAAAATAATGGAACGTGCCATATGAGTAAGGTAAGGGGTTTTGTTTTGCATACCATATCTAATACGATTCGATCAGGACAATACGCAGAGAGATACAAATAATTCACCTCTTTCAGGAGCTGTTTTTGTAAAGTAGAGCATTTGGGGAAAAAGGTGGAATGAAAGAAGTAAACTTCTCGTTTACCCTGTTTAAATACGAGCATATTTTCATCATCATTTCGAGTATCTAGTGAAAATCCTGCTTTACTCATTTCTCTTTCCACATCTGCAAAATACATGTCCTTCTTCTTGTCTTTGGGGTATTTATCTTCTTCAAACCCTGCGTTGTATACAGGTAAAGAGTCCATATAAATCCATCGCATTTCAGGAAATAACAATAAAGGGATGATATCGTGTCGTGATCCTACATATAATCCAACCGACATTTTATATAAGAGAATATTAAAAATGAGTATACTTCATAGGCTTTGTACCAAAGACTTCCATACGACCTAGATTTCCAGTGGACGAAGGTAATTGTTCTCGGAGCATCTTGTATACTTGTTTTACGGTTGCATACAACGGAACTATAAATCCGAACTCGCGCGCCAAACTGACATCCTTTCTAGGATCATATTTACTGTGAGTTGTACAGGGGAATTCTCGATAGACTTCTTCCGACGAGGTCTCTTGATTCGAAAAATAGGCTTTTTCATAATTCGTGATTTTGACGACATACGGACATTCAAACGTACACGTTTTTTTCCCGAGATGATACACGTATTCGATTGTTTTCTTAGGATGCGGTCGCCATACTCGAATGTTCTCCATTTTGAGCTGATGATGCGTAAAGGTCAGAGCGGCGAGTGCATGATAAATCATGAAGAGGATCTGTATACGGTACGGTTCATGGCGACTCGACAACGTTTTTGATTGGTCCAAATCCTGCTGAAGTAAATAGGAGATGGGTTCATGGCAGGCCTGTTCATCGATGCCGTGCAGTACAAGAGACGATTGTAGATCTCTCTTTTTAGAAAAGAATTTGGGAGGTGAGACCGATTTGGAATAGTAGAATCCGTACGTATACAGAAAACAAGGGAACCTAGGTAACAGGGGGTTAATGAACTTCGATCCTACAATATACTCGTACACATTTGGAGGTGAAGAATTTCTAAGCGTGGCATATGAAGTCAGTCCATCTTTTAAATACAGGAGTTGTACTCCGTCATGATTGGGTAGAATGTCGGCAACGTAGTTAAAGTTAGTATACTGAAAAAAATCGGCCAAAAAGGATACGGGAAGTCCAAACGTCGTCATTTCTCCCGAATCCCCCAGAAGAAGATACGAGGGATACTGATTGACTGAATCTACGGGTTGTTTCAACACCACTTCACAACTATCACTGAGTGTATGAGAAGGGGCAATCCGACAATAGTCCTTCTTGGTTTGAGGTCGTACCCAACGACAGGTTGGAAACATACATTCGTGTTTGGTTTTGGATAAACATTCCGATCGACACTTTCGAGTCTTCATACAGTGAATCATGAAAAAATTGAAACGATTTTCGTAAAGTATCGTTTTCATACCAAAACCAAAACCATGACGACCCAGTGCTTGAGCTGCTACTCCCTGAACTCGTTCTACAAGGGCGAGTGCGACTGCTCGTTTCGACACTACGTGTGGCTCTGCGCGACCTGTACGACCAATCCTGTACATGCTCCCGACGGCGACTGCGAACCGTGTGAAGATCGCAAGATGGACGAGAAGGTCTCCGAGAACGTCCCGACGATCGAGGTAAGCGTGTTCACTCGTCTTATCAGGATCAAGGTGTTCAAGGACAAGTTCAACGCGGAGAAGAAGGCAAAGCGACACGTTCGTAGGGTGCGCGACAACTTCCGGCAAATCAAGATGGGTAGGTCCAAGTGCTGAGCTAAAAAAAAAGGGGTGCGAACCCGATTTTTTTATGCAGTTTCAAACTCATAAATAGATGTCATCATTCCAACCATTTTTTGTAGTTGCATTTTGATTTCTTTCATGTCTTTTTTAATTTCAGAAATTTCATGGTCGAGATTGAATTCGGATTTCTTTTCTGGTTTTTCTGAATTCTTGCGTTTAATGATTTCTAAGAGGGAGAACTCGTCTAATTTTGTTTTTGTAATAATTTCTTCAATAGGTGTATGATTACAATATAATTTGTAAGCGATCTCATTACGTCTAGAAAGAATTCCTCCAGTCGTTCGATGATGCAGCTTAGCGATTTCTTCAGTATTCATATGATTCAATTCTTCTATTAATTGATGCTCTTCTTCATCCGTCCATTTTTGTCCAATATTCGAAGGATATTCTTTATCTGGATGTTGAGACTTCAACATTTTCAGCATACGACTCATCTACTGTACTATGAACATGTGTTTAAATAAATTGAAATGAAATCATTCAAACTACGCCTTTACATCATGGAGAACGTAATCACGTTCTTTTCGGGGAAAAAGGAGTACCGATCGCTGAGCAACTTCTGGGAGAAAGATGTCGTCATCGACGGGAAAGAATATGAAAGTGGAGAACATGCCTTTCACGGAGAAAAATATACACGTTTAGGAAATCAGTGTACGAATTCTTCCCGTAAAAGAAAGCTTTTGGACTACGGGGAACGATTCTTGAAACCGTCAGGATTCCCGCCTTCCGTTGCCAAACAAAAAGGAGGGAAACGAGGTCTTCTCTTGACCTCAGAGGAACTCAAGACATGGTCGACCCTCAGTATGGATGTCCAACATGCCATTTGTCGTTGGAAGATGATGTATGAGGAAGTACGACAAGATCTAGCAAAAAGTGGGAATAAAATTCTGGTTCATCCTAAACCGAGGTATCCTTTACAACGGTTCCTCATCCATCCACATGAGGTGATCTGGGAAGGAAGGGCTATCCTACAGGGAGACGATGTCGTCATTCTCGGAAAGAATCAACTGGGATACATGTGGATGGAGTATCGAAAAATTGAGAACGTTTTCTCGGATGAATAATATGCCGACGATCTGTATTCCCTGCAACGACTACAAGGAGATTTTCGACGAAACCTGTGTAGAATGCGGTTCATTCCATTTTCTAATGGTCTGTGCATGTTGTGCAGCGCCTCACCAATTCGTCCCCGATGAAGTGTGTCCATCCTGCCTCAACGCATTCGACATCGATTAATTTTTATCATGATAGTATATGTGGAGCATGAAATACAAAAAGAGTATCAATTGTAGGAAACCAAAAGGATTTTCTCAAAAACAACACTGTAAATACGGAAGAACCCGTAAAAACAGAATCAAAAGATAACTATGAATATATCATGTACTCGCCTTTTATGACCACCTTATTTTTTCTATTTCCAATATTCTTGTTTTTCGTCAAAGGAACCCCTCTCTTGATAGAAGCGGTGTCCGCGATGCTGATCAGTATCAACCTCGTATTATCGTTGTTGTTCTGGTCCAATCCTGTCCAACATTCAAGTATACATCGATGGGATGGATTCTTTGCCAAATTGTCCTACGTAGTCATTCCGAGCTATATTCTTTTGATCAAAGAACTCGACATTTACAGTAAAATATGCTTTGTTGTGATATTAGCATTTGCAACGATGATGTTTTACTTTAGCAATTGTTTTTCAAAAACATGGGGGTGTCATGACCATCAACTTTGTCATTCCATGTTTCACCTATTTACCGGTATAGGCGGAATGTTTGCTTTTTTATAGTTTTTAAAAAAGTGTTATTAATATGGAAAATATTGTCGCCGTCGTTGCTCCTTTACTGACGAGTATACAGTTAGTACCTCAGGTCTATAAAACATACACCACACGGAACGTGTCTGGATTGTCAGTGTACACCTTTATGTTGGCATGGTTGACCTCTCTTTTATGGTGGATTCATGGATATTATACGTTGGATTTGTCTCTTATGGTAGCCACGACGGTCAGTTTAATCATGAACAGTAGCATGTTACTCATGTTGTATTTATTCTAAATTGAAACAGTTTATCAAATCTTCGCATATAAACATGGCGTATGCGAAGATTGCAACAGTGGTTTACCTCAGGTAGATGAAGAATGTCAGTCTGACGCTCGAACATGGGTATTTGCTGTTATGACAAACATTACGGTCGTCCCTCCTGTGCGAGACATGTTCCAACACCTACTCAACGGAGTAACACCGAAATAAAAATTGAAACGATTTTCTCTAAGTAGATTAAGCATACCAAAATGCCTCTCCAGTGTGACGATTGCAAAAGCTACGAGGTCGTGGGGGGTGTATGCAAGAAGTGCGAATCTACAGACTACGAGTGTCTGTGTGCGTACTGTTTTGCTCGAAACTCGGTAGGATACGGATATCCTGTTTGCGTGGAGTGCTTCAGGGAGTTCAATCTTCCGGCGGAAGTGCTTGAAAAAAAAGGGTAAAAACCCATTTTTTAAATTATATTCTGAGTAAAGTAGGTTAACATGGCGACTCGGTGTGAAGACTGCAACAGCTATGCCGCTCCTGGAGGCGAGACGTGTAAACCATGCAACTCATATCAGCTAGTATGGATGTGCTTGTGCTGCTATGAGAGGAATTACTGCGACCCCTATCTCTTGTGCAACGAATGCTCGGACGAGTTCGATGTTACCAATATCCTCACACCGGAGGAACTTGAACACATCTAACCTTTTTTAAAATTGAAATGCTTTATCCATAGAATCAATTTCATTCAAGATGTGGCGCCCAGCACCTCCCGAAGTTCTCAACCGGATTATCTGCGATCAGAAACAAAAGTTCATCAAGCGAGCCAACAAGGTGTTTTGTCCTGACCCCAAGTTCCAACAGATGAAAAAAGATCAACTGGTAGAAAATTACACGCCGATTGTCTACACCGTCCCTGCCAAGCTTGTCATGCCGAACATGAACGCGATGCGGTCGATGTGTATCACTCTGGAAGATCATACGGTCATTCAGCTTCGGCGGATGGCGCAAGCGAAAGGAGTCAAGGGATACTACAAGTATACAAAGAACGAGTTGATTCAATCCCTTCAGAGAAAAGAAATATCTCTGTAATGTATGAAGGGTGGAAACTTGAAGATTTTTGATCAAAAAAATAAGTTTTTTAGTAAAATAGAACAATATTCTTATACAAAGGGGGCGTATACATTTTATTATACGCCTCATGCATTTAAACATTTGGATTCATGGATGCCTGTAGGTCACCCCTTTTGGGATATTTGCGATGACATTTTTTTTGGAGAACACGACTCGGAACAAGTTATTGCTGAACAAGTTGCTAAAGCGGCAGGGTTTACTGAATATATAAATGAAATGCTTGATGCGTTTTTAGTCGGCATGCCTGCTAATTATTTAGATGATCTTACCATTCATGGTCGTGTATTGGAAACAGGACAGTATAGTTTTCGTCGTAATGATATAGAAGTGTATTTGAATCAAGTACATGGTAGATTGATGCTTTATCATATTGTTCAATCGAAGAGAGATGTTGCTGGACATAATAGGGCAGTTTATTACTTTCCAAAACCAAACGTATCTAGTTTAGATTGGATCAAAGGTACATATACTGTATGGGATGATATTAATCCTACTTCTGCAATAGCAAAAACTGCTTACAATGAAGTTAATGCTCTTAACCCAGGAGTACCGATGCGAGGATTTGATATATGTCAAGCTGTGTATATAAGGGCACGCGCACTTTTAGAAGCCGATAACCTTGCGAAAAAGAAGGCAGCAGAAGCTTCTGTTAAATCTGAAAAAAAACAACAACGAGAACTTAGCAAAACAGTGGCAGATTCTCTTGCATCATTGCCTGTCTCCCATTTAGCACCAAAGTTAACGCGGGCAGAGTTAAACACATTTGAAGAATTAATATACAAACATGTGGATGATGACGAGCTTTCAATACGACAAGCTCTTTTAGATAAAGTGTTGACATTTATATTACATTATGGAATTTATCATAAAAAACAGCTTCCCCTTTTACAATCTATGCATGAAAAAGGATCACATTCAAAGTTAAAAAATGTAAATGATATAATTGAATTACTACGTACTAAAATAACAGAACTATCAGCAGCAAGAGCTCTGCCGGCAGAAGAGGAAGAAGCGAAAACTGCTCTATTGCAGACAGAAGAGACTCCATCGAAAGCCGAAGGAAAAAGACGTAAAACGAAAAAATCAAAACCAAAAAGACGTACAAAAAGACGGATTCTCAAACCTAGAAAATCAACACAGAGGACACGTCGAACGCGTGTCGTATAAGCATCGATTACATAGAATATGTTTACATTTCAGTTGAAACATATAAGCATACTCGCCACAGAGTGGACATGGGGCAAACCACCGAGTATACTTATGTTGTGCGATTTGAATCGAACATGAAAAACACAGCCGTTGACGATTGCACCATTGAAGGAGGGTCCCCTGACAATAGGTATAATTCCTGCAAGGGATTTCCATACAACAAGGCTTATAACACACGTTAGAACAAATGCATTCATTTTCACATAGACATGTCATATCTACTTTTGAGATTAAAACTATTTGTTCACTTTTGTTTTATCTACCTTTCGTATGAAAGGGACATGGATAAAATCTGCCCGAAACATTAAGGTACACGGAAAAACACTTGAATGTGAGCTTAGAAATTCTAAAGGAGAATGGATTCCTAATCGAGTGTATATGTTTCCTTACGAGTATATCAACGTAGATGGTACATTCCAGTGGGAAAATTGTATGAATCAGGTAGAATTGAACAATACTACCCATCCTCACATTTCGCGTCGTCATAAACAAATCACCGTCCAACGGTGTTTGGAGAATCTAACGCACGACTACGATGACTGGTTTGAAATCGAATCCTCCCACATTCAGTACGAAAAGGATAAATGTCTGTCCATTTCTCTATTTCACAAAAATGTAGACAATACCTACGAAAATGAATTCCCCAAAAATGAAGAATGGAAAAGGAAATACTATGATTCGTTGATTAAGAATCTAAACAACTATAAGTATGCCATCTGTGTGAATCTCTATTTAGCGAATGATCTGAAAGAATATCTTCCTGTCTTTTTAAAGTATCCTTTCGTCAACGTATTCGTCATGAAATCTTCTTCGATTGGTGCACAGCCTGGAATGTTATGGAGATTGATGGACTTGACGAACCCCAAGTATACTAAAGTGTTTGTTGCCGATATTGATGAATCATGGGGATGGATCCATCAGTTTTATCCCCATTCTCATAAAGTATGTACTGTGAAACCCTGTGATAATGTCATTTGTAAAAAACCGTATACACCCGCGTATAATTTTGCAACCATCATCGGAAGTCATATCATGACCACCCCTTCCAAGTTTAACTATAGAATGGTCGATGCGATCAAAGGATTCATTTCATTATGCAAACAACGGGAAACCAGTCTTTTACCATGGGGGTTTGATGATACCGATCCGATTACGGTATGGAATCATCCCGTAGGAAATCATAAGTATGGATGGGGCAGAGACATAACCGTATACGGATTTGATGAATTGTTTTTAAAACACGTTCTTTACCATGATGCCTATCCAGATTTCAAATTTCTCTAAAAAAGTGTTCACACAGACACACCACCCACACAGGGCTTTTATGGAGATCCCTCGTTTGTCCCCCACACCTCCTTGTAGGGAACCGCGACGGACCGTTCTAGACGAGGGCGGTCCATGACCGCTGCCTCCTCGTCCAGATCGTCTTGAATCTTGCGCCTGTACGCCTCACGAAGAGGCGCGTCGCGGGGATGGTTCCACTTGGTAAGTGGAGTCAGCGCAAATGTTTGGCCGCCGACGTAGACCCCATGCCGAAGAACATGTTCGATGTCCGTTGCCCGAATGACGATGCTGCCCCCTACACGCTCGACGTACACCTCCTGTGGGTACAAGCCGTACACCACGCGCGCCACTTCCGTTGCTGAGAGAGTCGGATGATTGAAGAAGGCCATGCTTTAAGCTACGAAAATAGTTCCAAGGTAAAACCGTTTCAATTTTTTTAAAACGATTCAAATGAAATTTTGGTTCTAGAGGATGGAAATTGCCTATAAAGAAATTCTCGAGAAGTGTATTGCGTATGCAGATCGATTCGGATGGGAAACTAAAAAAGAAGGCGCCCATTTAGGATACTTTAAATGGGGTCAGCAACCATGGTGGCACTCCATGGAAAATTTCATCCTCATGATCGACCTTTCGATGTATCCGATTTTAACATGGGATTGGGTGGATCAAAGCGACATCGGGATAGATTACTTCAATCAATACGTCATGAAACATAAAAATCCATATGTCATCTTTCGGCATTATTTACTGCAACGGATCTATTCGGAACGTATTAGATCCGTATGAAACCGGCCTTTCATCTGATTGGTCAATTCCTTCTTTTTATTCGAGGATACGTCTCGGCATCGATACATGTAAATGATGTTTGCAGGAAGATCGAGAAAGCCATTCATGTCTTCATCTTGGATAGAGAGTTCATACAACGCCAGATATTCCAGATGTTTTAAATGACAAAGCCCGTGGCCTCGAATCAGTGAGGTCGAATACAGAACAAGTCTTCGAACATGGGGTAAATACGTCAAGTCGGAATCGTGAATCGGGCAATACGTTATATGTACTGTACGAAGAAGCGGTAACTGATCCAACCCTTCCAACGTGTTCATGTTTTTTCCTCCAACGACATATAGCGTAGTTAACTTTTTGAATTGGGAGATTCCTTGGGCCGATAAGAGACAGAAGGTCATCGAGAGTTCTTCGAGATTAGGTAAATACTTGCACACCTCATCCGTCAGATCTAACTGATATAGATCCAACACGCGAAGATTGGATAACGTCTCCAGTCCATAGTTGGTAGTATTTACACTTCGAATACTGAGGTACGTTAAGTTCGTCAATTGTCGAAGATCGTCGTCCGATGGAGCGTTGGAATGATCTACCGAGAGACGGGTCAATTGTAGAAAAGCCGGCTGAAGCGTCAATTTAAACTTACATCCCTGTGTATCCAGAGAAGTGAGTTTAGGAAGATGTTTGAAGTACGATAGATCAAACTCTTGAACCCTTGAATTCATACTAAGTGTATCTACGTCTTTCATATGAATAAAATCCTCTTCAATCAGTGTACGCGGTTCCCTAAACGTAGCCGAGGTTGCATGAGGGAAGGATGCCTTCCAATACCGAAGCTTCCCCCGAATCGAATAGTCGGGTGTATGGTAGTGACACATGAGACGTGTTGTCTTGGTTGCACATCGGATCTTGAGCACCTCGCTCGTTCGAAAGTAGGCGACCACCAGACGAAACACATCTTCAGGAACGGAGTTCATTTTTTGGATATCCTATCTAACGTAAACTGTTTCAATTTAACCGTTCGACGAGATTTAGAGCGTCTAGATTTAGAGCGCCTAGATTTAGAGCGCCTAGATTTTCCGCCGCCCTTCTTCTTCGTATTATTTGTAATTTCGTTGGCTATTTTACCCCATACAAGATGGTCTGATCTATCTAGTTTTTTATGGTTTGAAACATACGCAGCCAAATCATTTCTTTGAAGTTGGTTTAAATTTTGAATTATGTCGTTTATGGTTGACTCCATCTTGCCGTTTTTGTTAAATACTTCAATAATTTGATTACCTAAGGGCGAATCGCCAAAGGTGAGCACCCTAAGATATTTATCCTTAGTTATGGCAGGTTTACCGAAAGCTAACGGATCATCGGACTTACTTAACGGATTAGTGAATTGCATATAATAATACAATATTTTTTGAATTTCCTAGATTTAAATAAACACCTCCTATAGATGGAGTTCCCCGAAGAGATCCTTCGTATCATTCGAGAATACAGTCGACCAATCGGTCGTCCATGGAAAAAAGGATCGTACCTCCATCAACATTATCGCGATCCTCATTCGACTCTCACCGCCGATCTCATGTATCACGCTCATTCACGATGTTGTCGAGTAGGATCGACCGATGAATTTAAACGATCCTATCGATGGTTCATCGAGAATCATTCTTTATGGAAACGGACGAAATATTCGTGGTGTTATGGGAAGGACATCGGATGCCAGATTTCCTAGCCTTATCGATTTCGTATAAACGTTCGATCAAGTGCATGATGGGAGGAAACCCGTTAGTTCTTTTTACTTTTCCGTCCATGTTGAAGGCATCGTATCCAAGACATATACTTCATTTTTATGCATAGTACATCCGTCGTGCTTCTTCGTAGTTGGCCTTGGCCATCCTCCACTGTTCATATTCAGGATGCACGTAAGCAAGTAAGACATTAAACGCGTTCGAATGTTCCCCATGGAACGTGTTTAATCGATTCTCGGTCTCCGTCGTATCCCTGTTGTGATACGCGAGGTACTCGAGATGAACTTCCTCATGATGGATCGAATTTTCGATACACCTGACATTATTGTAGAGATCCGTATGTTGGCACTTCGCCCTCTCGTACGTTTCTTCAGCGCGGCAAAAATGGTAGTAGGCCTCATCGTAAATGCGTCGGACATCCATCGGTATGTATATTCCTCTCCACTCTACCTCTATCAATTTTTAACGGTTCGTCGCTTTCGTTTACCACTTTTCTTGGTTTTACCTTTGCTTAGTTCAGCCATCGATACTTTAGGGGTTGCCATCAACATCTTCAACTGACGTATTTCAGGAGGTTCTACATAAGGCGGACCTCCATGTTTTGCCATTCGAGTTGCCATTTGTTCTTTCATTTCTTCTTTGACTAACGTGATTGCACCTTTTTTGTAAGCTTCCGCTTCTCCTCTTGTTCGAAACCGAAATAGATCGATTGCTCCCATTCTTGCCCTCTCCATCAATTCAGCACATCCTATTTTAGGAATGACCGTTTCCAACGAAGTTGTCACATCAATTGTTTTTTGAGGGAAAACGTGTTGAAATACAGCACATACAGCCGCAACATTCCCTTCATTTACCTCTGGAGCAAATGACCCTGATGCAAGGTTCACGACAAGTTTTGTCGCCATCGGAAGTTCTACACGCTTGGTCGATGCTTTCGCTCGATACACATGTTCTTCACTTACCATCCCTTTCATTTCTCCTGCATAAATCACTCTTGGTTCTGTTTTCAACGACTGTTTTACATCGGCGGCAAGTTGTAAATGTTTGGTAAACATCTCCAGCGGAGTAAAAATACGTTTGGCATACAATTGAGGACCTGTCTCATCCTCCACAATAATCCATGTATAAATATCATGTTCGAACGGAAGTATTCCTGTCGAAGATAAAAGAATAGTTCGCTCTTCAGCATGGGCTTGCGTATGATCGTTGGATTGAATGACATAAAACCCGTCAGGACATTCAAATACCGTAGAAGGTAGGCCTACATATGCAGGAGCGGTTGAATGTCTAAGTGCCGCCATACTCTATTCCGTTATAATTGTTCAAGAATCTTGTCCCTTTCTAAAAGAAGGGGTTCCAGTAGACGATGTTTTTGACGAACCGCCACAATCCATAATTGGCCAATCCGGTCATACTCTTCGAGCAATTCGGGCGATGCATATCCTTCTTGATAGGCAACTTCCAGTTTTTCGCTAATGGCATCCATTTGATCCGACACCATCTCATACTGATCAATGATCTGTGGATGAAGCTGCTTTACCTGTTCCAATTCATGGGTCAATCGAAGGAACTCTTCCATGGGATACTCCTATAAAATAGACGGCTCGATTTTACGCTATAGTTTATCAAAGAGGTAAAACATTTGGAGATAAAGTATACTGTTTCTTTTAACATCATGAATGACGGTGTAAGGAGACGTTTTCGTTTCTAGACTACGAAGGTTGTAGAGAGATACAGTATGTACAAACTCTTCCGTTTCTATCGTTGGTGGATACACTACATGGTACATCGAATCGGTTCGACGGATGGTGGATGGCATCCCCAAATCAAGACTTAATAACATCGAAAGTACTTCCCCCGCAGAACAGGGAGAGATTGGTCCAACGTAGAAAGACATCCTTTTTAAAAATAGGTGGATGAATGACGTTCAATTTTACTATTCTAAAACTCCAAAAACGAATCGAGAGCGACGGAAGCGATTTCATCTCCTGCTTCCTCTGCAATATGTAGTAGCGTCGATCCCTCATAAATATCCACGTCTCCTCCCTTTCCTTGAATGAGAAGTATACCGAGTTCACGTGTAGCGGGAATGTGCCCTCGCTCCGCTGCAATACGAAAGGAGTACCTTGCCACGTTATAGACGCCGATCGACTTGTAAAATTCGCCGCTTCGAAATAGAAATTGTGTCATGTCCATTCTCTTTCATGAGAAAGAATGGACTTCAAACGATTCAATTTTAAAATGCAGTTCCTAAAGGCTTCTTGAAATTTTTCGGCGTCTTTTTAATTTTACGCTTGTCCACCGACTGTCCATACTTTATAATGTCGGCAATAATGGCATCCGCTTGACGAATCATGTTTGTATTGTCATCATGGGTAGTATCATACTTAAAAAACTGGTTGTGTTTCATTCTCTTCTTCAGTCTCAGCTTTTTCAAGAAAGGTCGGGCGCGATCATCCAATTGATACTTTTTCATGATTCGGGAGATCTCTTCCTCCGGTAAACGAACTACCGGATCACATTTCTCTGTCTTTTTATTTCGTCGGGTTCCGTTCTGGCAACGTTTGCGAGTCGACATAGTATAGATAAATATAATTTTCTAAAGTATGCCGTATACTCTTCGAAAACTTCCCGGTGTTCCACTTTGGAAAGTTTTCAATAAGAAAACAGGACGCGTCTTTTCTAAACGAACCACTCATGATAAAGCAACGCGCCAATTACGACTTTTACGAGGACTCGAAAAGGAAAAATTGAAATAATCTACAAGATGAGTTTGATGATAAGAAATGTCGGCCATGAAGTTTGCAGTTGCTTTCGTGAACCTTGGGGTGTTCATGCTGGGATGCTGGGAGGCGTATCGGGCAAGCGAGCATGAGCCGACACTTGAGATGTCTCCGGGCGAAAAACAAGGGTATGCATTCACCGTCATCTGTGCCATCGTCAACATCGCAGGATCCATCGTTCTTACGTGTTCGCTCTTCATCAAGCGTGATAACGAAAAGGAAGACTATCATGGATGCATTCCTCAGTGTGCCCTCTTCATTTGGTGCTGTTTCCTGTTTGCAGGTATCTACAACGACAACATTCGAACAGGTCCGTTTCAGGACGTGGTCGTCGCGCAGTTTTCCTTAACGGTGACAAGCATCGGTCTTCTGTGTTGCCTCGGATGTTGTGGGGCATGTGGGATGCTATGTAAGAAACCGGAGCCCGAAGTAACCGGCAATCCAATCATTACTGTGTTTTAAGATGAACATGAACCGTAAAAAACATCCGAAGGTCTTCGTCCGGTATACAATCATACATCGTCAAGTGATACGATTTACCCTGTGTTTTGAGCAATTGTTTTTTATCAAACGTGTTGAAGGGGTGACACGTTACCAAAATGACATGCTGTGGATCCAATTGAACCATCGGAATGGTATACGATTTTAAAAAGTGTTTTTCTTCCGAAACGGTCGCCGTCTCGTCATAAGAGGTGAGTGCAAGTAATTCTTTTTTAAAAGCAAAGGTTCCTGCCGTTGCATGATGTTTCCCGTAAGGACCAAACTCTACGATTTTACTCAAATGAGGAAAGTATACATGGATGATACTTGATCCTGCAATCAAACAATGACTCTTGGTCAACCGCTCTACGGCATGGGAGATGCGTGTCGGCGGGTAATAATCATCATCGTCCATGTAGACTAAAATATCACCGGTACAATTGGCATGAATGAGATTTCGTTTGTACCCCAAATTCACCTTGTTGGGTAAACGAATGTACTTGACATACGGCAAATGACGGACTAAATCACCGATCGGATCGGTTCCATCATCCACGATGACCCATTCGATCGGACCTTGGTAGTCTTGATGTTCGACACATTTCAATATACTTGGAATGAACACCCTACGATTGTACGTAGGCGTACAAATGGAGACCTTCATACATGTATTCCAGATTAATCTTTCTTTAACAATTCCGCAATAATGGCCTTGGAGAAAATGAAGACGGAGGCAATACAGAATCCAATAAATACATAAACACTTAGATGTTTGAATGCTCCATACAAGACAATAAAAAGAACGATGGCTGACATACTACTTGAATAATCTTCCATTTTATGAAAGATTTCAGGAATGTTGAAAAACGGCTTGACGAACAACCCATAAATAATGGCAAAGGTATTGATCATCGCAGCGAGGTTCCACACCATAAAATTTCCGCCCATGAACACCAGAGATTCGATGGCATGAAAGATCATGTGGGGAAGCCATGACGTGAAGGTATCCAAATAATACCGGAACAGTTCCATGTGATCCCAATCCCACTCTTTGGTACAGAGCTTGGTAAAATAAAGAGGAGGTACCGTATAAATGTACTTATCAGGAAAGGTCTCGCACTCCTGAAACGATCCATAGAGGGCCATGATGAACGATAACGGAAAAATAATAGCAGGAATGATCATCAAAAGTACGATGGAGAATCCGTAGAAGATGAGCCAACTCGGTATGATCGAAAGGACCTTCCCAATTCCTCTCCAGATCATATCACTATTGGAAAAAGAGGCCGAGATGGCAATTCTTGACCATGCGAACCATTTTTGTATCGTGGATGCATCGATTCCTACCTTTTCTGTACAGGGAACAACAATCGTGGGAGGAGGAGTCTTGAGCAACAAAAAGTGTCCTCCCAAAAAGGTGACGCCTAATAGAGCAGATAGATACGTAATTAAAAAGACTAAATAGCCGGGGACATCCCCGACGAGTTCTTTCATTTTTGATTTTGCCATACAATAACGTATAAAATATTGAAAGTTAACTTACATAGAAAAGCATGACACGAGATGAACGATTTATTGAACTTGCTGGAAGATATGCGATCCATTCTACACTGCTAAGTCGCCATGGGTGTGTCCTTGTCGTCCACGGTAAACCTGTATCGTATGGATTCAATCATACGAGAAATTATTCACAGGATCGCATGATTCAGGGATTTTCGTGTCATGCAGAGATCGATGCATTAAGGAATGCCATGAAACGAAAGGTCTTTGATAAACGACTTCCTAAAAGTATCATGTATAGTGTACGACTTACTCGCAATTTTCAATATTTTGATGCTCGGCCCTGTCATTTATGCTATCAACAAATGCTCGATTGCGGCGTCTCTCGAATTGTGTATACGGACCATCAGGGAAATATTGAGACGGTTCGTCTACATGCGTATACACCTCGGTATACGACCAAAGGATCCGAATTCATGAAAACCCTTACCATCTAGACTTTTTCACGTTGATCGCAGTCGCCGTCTTTTTGAGAGCTTTCGGATCATAGGGAGCGTCCTCATCATTATCCGGCATATTCTTGGAGAGTTCCCAAAACTCTTTCGATCCCAATTTGAAAGTAGGGTGAGCTTCTGCCTTGTACCAAAAGATCTGATCCGTCAGTTTATTGCTTTTCGAGTTGTTATTGATGACAAGACATTCATAATTTTCCGTACACTGATCCATGACCTGAGAAAAAGCCTCAAAGGTCGGGAACATCCCCGCATAATTCTCGTAGATTCTCTTTCGGTTGTTGATGTACGGTTCTCTCAGAATGAAGACGTAATCGATGTTCGTACGCAAATTGGGAGGAATACCGAGAGGATACTGCATCGTAATGATGAGCATGATTTTCCAGTGGCGTCCATTCATGAAAAGTAAACGCATCAGTTTATCTTTTGTCCAGCCCGCATCATACAAGCAGTCATCCAGTATACAGAAAGCTCTCGGGTCAATATTACTTTTTTTGTACATTTGAATTTCTTGGAGAACTTGTTTCATGCACTGTCTCTGTCGCTTCAGAATGTTCTCGATGATTCCGCTGCTATACTCCTCATGAATGAACAATTTGGGAACGTGTTCTCCATAGAAGGAGTTCCCTGCTTCTGTTCCCGAAATGACGGTTCCAATCGGAATGTCCTGCTGATAAAATAAAATGTCTTTGACGAGATAACTTTTTCCTGTATCACGCCGACCAATCAAAACAACGACGGGTCCTTTATTTTCGTTGGGACGAAAACTGATGTCCTTCATGTTAAACTTTCGTAATTCAAGTGTCATAGTATAGTAGATACTAAAAATACGACGACAATAACTTAAAATTGATATAACATAAAATAATGTCCGTGTATACATTATGGAGTTTTGCGATGTATGCGACAACATGTTATACCTCGATCCTACACCCGATGGTCTCGCTCATCTTTGCAAAAAGTGTGGACATCAGAAGCCGGTCGACGGCTCCGTCGTATCCTCTGTCGTATTCGTCAAGCCCGAGCAGACGGTGTCGATCAACCGATACACCAAGTTTGATCCCACTCTTCCTCGAGCTCCTACGGTTCCTTGTCCGACGCAGGGATGCAAAAACGAACATTTACCGTCCAACGTCATTTATTACAGGTACAATCATGCCGATCTCAAGTACATTTTCATTTGTCCAGAATGCGACGTTCTATGGAAACCCACTAAAAATTGATATTAAATAAATCTCTTCTATAACATAAGAGATGAGTGACGACGAAGGTTCCGAAATCGATGTGGAAGTGGAGAGCACCGGATCCAACGATAGCGAAATCCCCGATGAGGTACCCATTGAAGAATATGTTCAAGAAGGCGACGAAGATGAGGTGTTTGTCGAGGATGTCCCTTCTGTACTACAAACACCTCCTTCCCTCCTCGAAATTCATCCACAGGAAAAACACGTCGGCTACGACGAGGTTCTCTTCAAATGTACCCTTCAGAGAGATGAACTCAAGCGAATCAAGGATCCGCTCCATACAACTCTGCCCTTCTTGACCAAATACGAATATTCAAAGGTGGTAGGGATGCGAGCGGCACAAATTGAAAGTGGCGCCGCTCTCTTCATTCAAGTCGATGATTCTGTCCACGATCCCTTTTTGATTGCCAAGGAAGAGATCAAACAGAAGAAGGTTCCTTTCATTTTGAAGCGACCTCTTCCAAATGGCAATATTGAATACTGGAAACTATCCGACCTTGATATCCTCTTCTGAGCACTTTTTGATGACGAGTTGTTTCGTAAATAAAAACTTTTTTACGGATCGATTCCTTCGCTTCAAATTACATGCAAGACAACTGATGAGGACATTTGTACTGTTGTGCCCCATCGTATTGTCAATTCGATCGAGGGTCCATTGAAGAGGATCCCGCGATGTATACTCTTGTTTGAGCGTCTGTTGACAATAATAACAAGTATACTTACACGATTCGAGCATTTGTACAACTTGTTCCGGTCGGATGAAATGTGGTTCGCTGTAAATCTCCCATTTTTCATCTTGAGAACGATATCCCCTTAATTTTTTTTGAATGGCCATTACCTTTCGAGAAGATTATATCCAAGTATACTATGTCCTTTGATTTATCCTATAGTTCCTCAGATCGATTGAAAAAAAAGAGAAATGTACTCTTGTACAGCGCTGCACAAGAAACCAAATACGAGAAAAAACAAAGATCCAGCTATGAACAAATGCGGTCGATCGATCAGGGTGAAACCGTCTTCCATGAAGAATGTCCCGACGTTCCATGGTGCAGATCGACCTCTCCCGATTTATTTATTTTTAAAGTCATGATGAATGACCCGACGATACCGATTACAACAATTCTACAATATTTACCCATCATCAATCGAGAGGGGTCTTTCAATATAGAATCCAACGTGACCATAGAATCTAACTATTTGATAATACGTGTACGATGTACGATTTTGAGAACAGACTCGTTATGCGACGGAATATCCTTTTATGATGTTGGATTTAACGGCATCAAAAATACTTATATTTTTAATAACTTCACAACAGGATTAGACATCCTTCAATTTGGGAACATTCCCTTATCACGACAAGGGTATCAGTTTAAAGAACTGAGAATCCAATTTAGAAATACAATCCCTGTCATTCTACCGAATACGTCATTGAATGAATCCTTCATGGGAAGCCCGATGACCTCGTTGAATATTGGATCATGGGATGTTGCAAATGTTGTTTCGATGACAAATGCATTCACGAACACGTTCTCTCTTGTACTGGACTTATCCGACTGGAATGTAGTCATCGGAGAACAAACATGGTATAATAACGGTCAAATTACAGATCCTCTTTGGGTTTAATCATTTGAATGTGGGGTTGCCCCCAAATTCAAATTCAATATCTACGAGACGCATAGTACAAGTAATACGTGCTGTTGCATGTATTCACGACATAATAGGTGTCCTCACTCCAGAGAGACACCACCTCGCTCGTCTCCCATCGCCTTCCATCCAACATTCCGGTGCAGTACATGTACCCGTTGTCCTCGTATAACTTCCACTGATAAAGGGTGGGCATTATACACCCTCTACCAGTCAG